TGTCAAGCTTTTTCTTTGCTCGCATATTCAGGACGGCAAGCCTGTTCTAGAGATCTAGCTCTATTCCAACGCTCTAGCTCTTCCCCGTGTCGGGGTAGTAAGCCTTCTAAGTCGGCTCCTAATGCTTCAGCTTCTTCTAAACACATTTTTTCTTTCCTTCTCTAAGTTGATGTAGCTATTATCTCATAGATATTCAAATTTGTCAAGCCTTTTCTTAGATTAAAAAAGCATAAGCAGGGGGGGCGGTTATAAGACTTTGGTATATGCCGGTCGCGCAGGCTCCCCCGCACGTACGACTTTATAAAATACACGAAAATCATAAAAGGTGTTATACGAAAACACGCACAACCAGACACCCAACAGACCAACTCGAAAAAAAGTCTTGACAAATTTCCCCCGGTACAGTATAATTGGTAAAAATTAAGGAGGAAAAAAATGGCTTTCGGATTTCAACAACTTGACGCTGCAGGCAACGTACTTGTAGATAGTAGTAAAGGTACGAGCCTAATACATCACGTTATAGTCGAGTTTGAGATAACTTTATGGCCTCTCAGCGGTGGCAATTGGACCAGACCCAGCAACAAACCTAACTCCGTCGATCTATACGTAATGGGTTGCACTAGTCAACCTGACTTTGAGGCCAACTATATCACCGTAAGAAATCACGGAAACGGAACAGACGACTGGGGTTGGCCTTCTTCCACAAGAGATAATACCTTTGGATTTCAACAGTATACTTCATCAAATAACCTTGGTAGAGTTAGGATGTACTGGAATGGCACGAATCTGAATTGGACAGGGTCTTATCAGGCCGACCTAGCCCAAGAAACACAAACCTGGAACATATATAGCGTAGGCAAAAATATAACAGCATAAGGAATACTAGATAATGACTTACGGAATACAGGTAGACGACTTCCAGGGAAGAACTATATTCAACAGCAACAACCCTGTTCAGATGGTTGTTAGAACTGGCCAACTCACCACCGCCCAGCAATTTGACTCGACCTATGGGCACGGTGGAGGAGGTGTTAGCGATGCTATAGTAATTCCAGATTATTGCTTTGGTCAAGCAAATGCTGTACAGCACGGCAGTGTTCAGATGGTAACTACAAAAGCCGCTCTTCCTGCTGCTCCATCGACCGCGCAAATTGGCTCTGGAGATTTAGGTGCTATGGTATACTACCCTCGTAGCCCAGCTGAAGTCTATGGAGGGCCCCCAACTGTGTTCGGGCCACTATTTTTTGAATATTCGTCTTTTTATAGCCCACCGACTACTACTGGCAGCGGTGGGGGCTTTCTCGATGTAGATTGTATCATTACTCCCTACAACGCCGGCCAACTCACTAGCTTAGTAAACAGAAAAGCTACTTGGTCCACCTGGCACACGGCTTACTTTTGGTGGCCTCACGTCTTCAACGTGATTAAATACAGTAACGTCACCTACAACTATAACTATGCATATACTGTATGGAAGATGAAAGCCGGAGTAAACTGTACGAGTGCCCGAGTTAATGTTACTAACAAGATAGCTGCTCAGCAGGAACGGATGTTCGAAGTAACCCCTGAGATTTGGGTTCGCCCAGCGAGCAACAACAACATTGCTCAGCCTCGGCATTTTGGCATGTTGACCGCTAACACCTACTGGAAACCCGATAAAATGTGGCCTGTTCAATATCAGGACGCTTTTATGAGGACACGCGGTTACGGCGGCATATATGACCCGGCTTACCCAGCCGTAGCGAATGTAAACAATGGAGTGTCTGACCGAGGCTCTTGGCAGTATGGCACATCACATTTTAACCGGTCGTTTCGGATATTTACTGATCAAAGGACGACCTGTGTTTGGGATTATAAAATTACTATGCCAGGCCCACACTGGGGCAAAATATCACCATTTACTAATGAAAAATATACAGACCCTAATAATAAAACTATGGCTGTAGAGGCTTACACTACTACCGGACAAAAATTCCATAGCAGTAGTCCCGGTGAACAACACATTCTATACTCTAGCTTAGCCCGTGCTGCTAAGGTGCTCGACGTGGTTACACGAAATCCTGAGACCGCTGCCCCTGGTAATTGGAAGACTCTTACGCTTAGAAATGTGAATGGTTTAGCACCGGGGGTCTATCAGATACAAAATGCTGGTAATACAAACTGGAACTACTTGTCCAATACTAGTGGTGTGAATTATTATCAAGGCTCAATTGTGCACACTCGCTATACCGGCAGTGGTACTGGTAAAGTATATGATTGGGGGCCGGTCAGCAACACTGGGCCTGTTGGGGCCTCTGGTAATATGCTTTGGGGAAACTCTAGCACCGGCCCTGCAAATTACCCTAATAAAAACTATTGTTTAATGAATCCAACAGCAAAAGGTACGACTAGCCAAAATGTTAGAGTTTATAATACTGTTTCGGCGGGCAATGGGGGCGCGTATCAACATTTCTTTACTAATATGTACAGATGGGAGGGAGCGTATAAAATTGGTGTTTATTGGCATATGTATCAATATACAGGTAGGTTTGGCAATGTTAGAGCAACACCTTTAGAATATTATACCGGTAGTGCAGCCGGAGCCAACCATCTCGGCATGTCAGGTTCTGGAGTATTATCAACTTATATCGGAAAACAACTATACGCAGTAGCAGATTTCGGAGAACCCGATACATTTACTTGGGACTTTGACAACTAATGGAGAACAAAAATGTCAGTATATAGAATCGTAGTAGACGAAGTAGGTATAATTATAGAACAGGGGCAGGTGGCTCCTTATCTTTTTAATGATGAAGGAGGTCTTGCTGTTTCTGAAGGAATCTTCGGAATAGACGAAAACGGAAACCGCGCTATTGAGTCAGACTCTCGTAGAGAGAGGTTTGAGGAATACTGGACAGGTAGTGAGTGGGCAGAAATACCTCCAAAAAGTCCGGAAGACACTAATTGGTCACAATGGAGAGGTTCAGAGGGCTGGGTAGAAAATCTAGAGCTAAAAGAACTACAGATAGTTGAGGCAGCAGAAGGAATTAGATATTTCAGAACAAACTCTCTTAACGATAGTGACTGGACACAATTACCAGATAATGCTCTTTCCGACTCAAAAAAGGCAGAGTGGGCCGCTTATAGACAGGAGCTACGAGACCTACCTACACAGTATGTTGGGGCTACCACATACGTAGACGTAATTCTGCCGGAAGAGCCCACATAGTATGTTGGAACCTCACAAAAATAAACCTTGACAACCTATCTCTATTTAAGTATAATCTGTAACATGGCAAAAGAATTAACTACAATATCCCCCGAAGGACTAGAGATAGCCAATAGCTACCTCCAGTATGGCAATATTCGTGGCGTGTGCGAATATCTTCAAGTATCAGAAACACAGGTAGTTGAAGTCCTTAATAAGCGTGAAGTTAAAAAGTATATTGATACAGTATACTTAGATATGGGCTACCGCAATAAAAATAATATCGGTTCCTTATTAGATGAGATGATTGCGTCTAAACTAGAAGAAGCTCAGGAAACTGGCGTATACTCTAGTAAAGACTTAGCAGACCTCTTGTTAATGGCGCACAAGATGCGCATGGATGAAATTAAAGCTCAGGCAGACTTGCTTAAAGCAGAAGGAAGCAATATCAAGAACCAAACGAATATACAGCTCAATGAGTCTGTACCTTTCGGACAAGGTAACTATGGTAAGCTTATGGAGAAATTACTCAATGGACCGGAGGGAGGATAACAAAGTATACATGGCCCAGTTTCTGGAAACGTCGAGACAGGTTGCTAACCTTGAGCGTGAATTCAATACACTAGAGGTTCAAAACGGAGAGCGATGGAAAACAACCTTTTCCAGGCTTGAGTATATCGAACAAGGCCTTCAACGCATAGACAGCAGATTATTGTCTATGGGTGGAATAATTATAGTATTCCTAGCAGGATTAGTGGTAACACTAACTACTCTAGGTCCGGTATAAGGAGAAAACTATGTATAATAGTAAAAAGAAAAAGCCAAAAGTAAAGCTACCTAAAAGAGGTCAAAGAGCTGCTGGAAACAAGCGTAGAAGGGGAAAGAAATAGTGGACATATATGAGAAGCGTGGTAGCTGGTGTTACAGAGATGCGGAAGGAAAACTTCACAAGTTTAATACTGAAGAAGAAGCATTAGAATCTTTAGCTATTAATGATGTATGCGACGATTGCGATTGCGATCCTTGCGAGTGTGAAGAGGAGTATTACGATGGCGACGAAGAGGAAGAAGGCGAAGAGTAGTAAGTTAAAGCGCGCTGGAGTATCAGGGTACAATAAACCCAAACGCACGCCCGGACATAAAAAGAAATCGCATATTGTTGTAGCCAAAGTTGGTACTAAGACTAAAACAATTCGTTTCGGACAACAAGGAGCCAGTACAGCAGGAAAACCCAAAGCTGGAGAATCCGAAGCAATGAAAGCAAAGCGTAGGTCTTTCAAAGCCCGTCACGCTAAGAATATTGCTAAAGGCAAAATGTCAGCAGCATATTGGGCAGATAAAGTTAAATGGTAGACCCAGATAGACATTTTCAAGGTGACTTTGACCGCAACGAGGTTGAGGTCGACCTTGATCGGTTTATGGCAATACTACATGAAAACTCAAAACTTAAAGACGAGATACGCGAACTTAAAGATGAATCTTCTATCAATCCTTGGCAGAAGTGGATACACGCAGCAAAGACTATAGACGCGTGGCGTATATTCCCACGCGCATTTATCAGTGTGTACATGGTTCTTCTCTACTACTCTACAATTTGGTTTATGGAACTCGATAAGCCTGAACTATCTCAAGCAGGGCTTATAAGTACTGTTGTAGGTGCTGGGGCAGCCTGGTTTGGTCTATACACTAGATCAACCGGTGATGGTGAATAACTAATAATAACAACAAGAAGAAATTTATGGCAATAGAAATAAGTCGTAGGGATATCGTCTCTACTGAAATAGCTGAGTTAGGGGCGGAGGCTAAGTTTATAAAGCTTCCAATAGACCCTTACTTAGCACTTCTAAAAGTTACACCCCTACCTTCACAGATAGCAATTATTAATGCAATTAATAACCCTAAGTACAGGTTTGTCTGTGCAGCTGTATCCCGGCGACAGGGAAAGACTTATATCGCTAATATTATTGGACAACTGGTATCCTTAGTACCAGGCTCTAACATTCTGATTATGTCCCCTAACTATGCTCTTTCTCAAATCTCTTTCGATTTACAAAGAACGTTAATTAAGCACTTTGATCTAGAAGTAACTAAGGACAATGCAAAAGATAAAGTCATAGAAATATCCAACGGCTCTACGGTAAGAATGGGTTCTGTAAACCAAGTTGACTCTTGTGTTGGTCGCTCTTACGATCTTATTATATTTGATGAAGCCGCACTAGCAGATGGCAAAGATGCTTTCAATGTAGCACTAAGACCCACACTAGATAAACCAAATTCAAAAGCGTTATTCATTTCCACGCCACGGGGTCGCAACAACTGGTTCTCCGAGTTTTTCTACAGAGGTTTCTCCGATGAGTTTCCCGAATGGGCCTCTATCAGAGCAACTTATAGAGATAACCCTCGTATGTCTGAAACAGATATATTAGAGGCGCGTAAGTCTATGTCGGAAGCAGAGTTCAAACAAGAGTATGAAGCTGATTTTAATACTTATGCAGGACAGATATGGAGTTTTGACTTTGAAAAGAACGTTAAAGACTTATCTCAGTTTGATACTAAAACGATGGACGTGTTCGCGGGGTTGGACGTAGGTTTCAAAGACCCCACCGCATTATGTATAATAGCGTATGATTGGGATACCCAACAATACTACTTAGTAGATGAATATCTTAATGCAGAGAGAACGACAGAACAACACGCAGTCGAAATACAGAAACTCATAGATAGGTGGAATGTAGACTATATTTACATTGACTCCGCAGCACAACAAACCCGGTTTGACCTTGCACAAAACTATGACATTACTACTATTAATGCAAAAAAGTCCGTACTAGATGGAATCGGACATGTCGCAGCTATCGTAGATAACGGCTTTCTGTTTGTCGATCAACAATGTAAACACTCTTTAGCATGCCTAGACTCTTATCAGTGGGACCCCAATCCCAATCTATTAAGGGAAAAACCGAAGCATGATATGGCTTCACACATGGCTGATGCAATTCGTTACGCGCTATACTCGTTTCAAACTGCGAATATATCCTTCTAGCGATACCTGGGCAAAAATAGTGTTTGACAAGCCAAGTTAAACTAGATATAATTCTTTTAATGAAAAATCAGGAACCAAGATGCCCAGGCTAAAACGAGATGTTGTAAAGTATGTCCGAGACAAGGCAAAGTCCAAGTATAAAAAAGGTTCGGCTTGTGAGATTTGTGGCGAGACAGAGCAGTTAGACTTTCACCATTTTTATAGTTTAACACCTTTACTAAACCAGTGGCTTAGTACCAACAAACATAATCCTGAGTATATACAAGCACTCAGAGATGACTTTATAGAAGAGCACCATGCTGAGCTATATGACCATACAACTACTATATGTCATACTCATCACTTAAAGCTCCATTCAATTTACGGTAAAGATCCTTCGTTAGGTACTGCAAAGAAGCAGATGCGATGGGTACAGATTCAAAGGGAAAAACATGGCTTGGTATAGTAACATATTAGGTAGAACCGAAAAGTTGAATCCAGCCCAGCAATTTGACGTTGGACAAAAAGAGTCTTCCAGAGAACTCACTCTTAGCTATACGCGTGCATACGAAGAACTAGAAATAGTCAATCGTGGTGTAAATATGATAGTTGATGACTGTGCTGGTATTGCTACTCTTGTTAAGCCTGAGACTAAGACTAAAGGTGTTATCAAAGGTATCAAAAGAGTTAAGGTAGAGACATTACTTAACCGCGAACCAAACCCTTATCAAGATATTAACAGTTTCCGTCGAAACTTAATTACAGATTTCATTATTGATGGCAATATCTTTATTTATTTTGATGGTGCTCATATGTACCATCTACCTGCAGAAAAAGTTACTGTACATGCAGACGATAAGACTTATATATCTCACTACTCTTTAAATGATGTTGATTTTACTACTGAGGAGATCATCCATATTAAAGAGAACTCTTTCCACTCTATTTATAGAGGCGTTCCTCGACTAAGCCCTGCAGCGCGCACGATGAATCTTATTTCGTCTATGCGTAAGTTTCAAGATAACTTCTTTAAGAATGGTGCAGTTCCTGGTCTTGTACTTAAGACAGAGAATACCCTTTCTGATAAAATTAAAGAACGTATGATCTTATCCTGGCAGCAACGCTATAGCCCAGATGCTGGCGGAAGGCGCCCCCTAATTTTAGACGGTGGTATATCAGTAGATAGTATTTCAAATGTAAATTTTAAAGATTTGGATTTTCAACAAAGCATAGCCGACAATGAAAAAGTAATTTTGAAGGCACTCGGAATCCCTCCAATTCTTTTGGACTCTGGAAATAATGCCAATATTCGCCCAAATATGCGATTATATTATCTTGAGACTATACTTCCTATTGTTCGAAAAATCAATTTTGCAATGACTCGATTTTATGGTTTCGAGTGTGTTGAAGACCTTAGCGACATTCCGGCTTTACAGCCTGAGCTAAGTGATGCTTCCGCATATTATACTTCATTAGTAAATGGTGGTATTATCACTCCTGCGGAGGCTAGAGATAAACTAGGCTTCCCAGTTATAGAAGGTACTGAAGAAATCAGAGTTCCTGCAAATATAGCAGGATCCGCAGTCGACGCCAATGTAGGTGGTCGACCCGTTGAGGAAAACGAAGATGGCGAATAAAGTAAAAACTAGAAAAGCTCTAAAGCAATTAACAGACTTTTTTATAAAAGAAGGTAAAATTCTTGATGAAAATTCTTATATTGCGTTAAAGAGCCAACCAGTTCTTGGAGCTACTCTTAACTATATTTTTGGAGGTTATAGAGGTGCGATAGCTTCTCTAAGGGCTAGTCCACAATTTGGACCTCTTGTTAAACATTTAGATATACCAGAAGTAAAACCTACAGTTAAACCTGTAGAAACTAAAGCACCTGTTTGGTCAATGCCTGCTAATAAGCCTGCAGCGACTAAACCTGCTAAAGTTAAAGTGGAGAAGAAAGATGGATAAAATTTTTAGTCTTACTTCCACGTTTAAATCTGAGCAGGCCGACGACGGGTCTGTTGTGATTCGTGGAATGGCGAGCACCGCTGATTTTGATCGCGCAGGTGATACAATATCAGCAGAAGCTTGGCAGAAAGGTGGCTTGAAAAATTTCGAAAAAAACCCAATTATTCTATTTAATCATGACTATAATAGACCTATTGGTCGCGCTACGGGGATGAAAGCTGGTCCCAATGGTCTAGAGTTGGAATGCAAAATCAGTAAAAGTGCCCCTGGCAACGTAGCTGAGCTTGTTAAAGACGGTGTTCTTGGAGCCTTTTCTGTTGGTTTCAGAGTCAAGGATGCTGATTACATTAAAGAAACCGATGGACTAATGATTAAGGACGCTGAGTTGTTTGAGGTTTCGGTTGTTTCCGTACCCTGTAATCAAGAAGCTACTTTTTCGCTCGCGAAGTCTTTTGACTCAGTTGATGAGTACGAAGCCTTCAAAAAAACTTTCACTAATCGTGTAGATCTAGCCGGTCAGTCTCTGGCTAAGGACGAAGTTAATACTTCAAATGTAGCTAGGGATAACACACCGAAAAGCGTGGAGCAACCCTCCACAAATCAGGAGATCAAAATGGATAACCAAAACATCGACTTGGAAGCTTTTGCAAAGAAGGTAGCTGAAGATACAGCTGCAAAAATCGCAATGAAGCAAGCCGAGCAAAAAGCAGCTGAGAAAGCCGAAGCTGAAAAAGAGGCTTCTGTTCTTGAAGCACAAAACATTCGCGTTAAGACTGGTATTCAGTCAGGCGTAGAAGCTCTCATGTCAGACATGGAAGCAAAAATTAGCGCAAAAGACGCTGACATCGCTAAAATCTTAGCAGAGCACAAAGCAGACCTCGAAGAGAAGTCTACTGAAATTACTGCTATGCAAAACAGCAAGAAGTCCTTCTCAGGACGTGAGCAAGATCTTACTAAGTTTGGTAAGGAATTCCTTATGGCTTCTGTTCTTGGTAAAATTACTAAGAAAGGAATGAACGGAACTCAGTTCGGTCAAGACCTTCTGCAAAAACTTGGTGTTCAGTTCGAGGATAATGCAGGAACTTTAGATACTATTGTTTCTAATACTTTTGAAGAAGAAGTACGTCTGCAACAGAAAGTTGCTGGCCTGTTCCGTGAATTGCAAGTCAATTCTGGCGCTACAGTTCTTCCTTTGATGGATGACACTAACCTTGCT